CGGCAAATACATTTTATCCAATTATAAGTCTTCGTCTCAAATCTAATAACCTAACTGGTGTGATGCTTTTGAGATCATTACAGGCAGCAACAAATGATAATACGAATGTGTATTGGAAACTTCTACAAAATGCAACACTGACTGGAGGGACTTGGGTGGATCATCCAGATCCAAACTCCTTTATGCAGTATAATATAACTCAAACAGCAGTATCTGGTGGAAGCGATCTTTTGAGTGGTTTTGTGATTGCTGGTGGTGGGGCATTAGTTGATCTTGATGTTAGAGCAGCACTACAGATAGGTAGAAGTGGTATTGGAACAATCAGTGACACTTATACTCTTGCTTGTGCAAGTCCCAATAGTAACAAAGCAGCACTTGCAGTTCTGAACTGGATTGAACAGAGGTAACAATGAATCAGTTTCCTTGGGGAGTAATAGTGATACTGGGCTCTGGACTCATATTCACTTGTTATTGTATCTACTACATATTAAAGTTAGCTCATGAGGAAATGAAAGATGAAGAACCTGGCTCTCATTCTATCAACAACAAGTCTAGTCATTAGTGGAGTACTTTGTTATGGTGCTTATGTGACCTATCAGAAAGCACAGAAAATTCTGGATAACCCAGAAGAGTTTGTTGGAGCTGTTGTAGAAAAACAAGTCACCAAGGCATTTGAGAAACTGCCCATTCCTAAACTAAATACTGAGAAGTTTAAATTACCTTTCTAATGTCTGATAAAGATCCTTATATTTACCGTATTCGTTCGGTACATAAAGTTGTCGATGGAGATACGATAGATGCTGACATTGATTTGGGCTTTGATATTTCTCTCACTAAGCGAATTCGCCTTGCTGGGGTTGATACTCCTGAGTCACGTACTACAGATGCGAATGAAAAGAAACTCGGACTGGAATCAAAGGAATGGTTGAAACATCGTCTTGAAGGTGCAAAAGATATCATTATCAAAACAGAACTTCCAGACTCTACCGAAAAGTATGGTCGTATTATTGGTCACCTTTTTATCAATGGAGAAGGAACCTCTCTTAATAATCAGATGATCACTGAAGGATACGCTTGGCTGTACGATGGTGGTACAAAGAAAAAGGACTTTGTGGAACTTTTAAGTAGAAGGAAACCATAAATACGGCTGCCTATACATAGAGGTCATCATGGGAGCAGTTGTCGCTGTAGTAAAACCACTTCTTTTACAACTTGCTGCAAGTCCAGCAGTTAAGAATCTCGTTATTTCTCTTCTTGAGAAGTATGTAAAGTCCACTGATAATAGTGTTGATGATGTACTTTTTGCAACAGTTAAAGAAGCACTCTTTAAACCACAAGCATGATGGGGAAATTCTACTTCAGACGAATCAAGACCTAAGTGGTTACGCGCAGGCGATAAACCAGCTAATGATCTCAATGAGTGTTTTGCTGATGAGAGAGGTTGGGTGATCAGACATGCAGATGGTAACGAAGAGGTTCTTTGTGCAATCGGTGGACTAGCTGGTGCAGGTTCTACAACTGCTGGTCTTGGTAACGCAACTATCGTTCGTGTATACCTTGGTGCAACTGGTTATTCAACATCTTCTACTGGAACAGTTTACGTTCAGTATAATGAGAAAGTAGACGTTAAGAATCTTGCCGCTACTCTCAATGTAACCGCGTCTATTGCAGGTACTTTAGTTGCTTATGCAACCACAACTACTGCAAACAAGACTGTAGGGTTTGCGTTCACAACTCCTGCTGCTGCACAAACTCTTGTAGTCGCTGGCCAAACAATCGCTGGTATCATCACTGATACTTCAACCGCAGTTGCTTCTGATAAGATCTTTATCTCTACTGAAGTAACCGGTGCTGGTGGTAGTGGAATCGTAACAACATCCGCAGTTTCCTGATAATATGATTAGATTATGAGATTTAATGAATTGAACGAAGATAATTATATAATGTTTGCAATAAAACATTACGAGAATCCTCATGCGGTGACGCAAGAGGATTTTTATGAAGATTTAAAAAGATTTAAGTGGGTGAAGAGACTTTTAAAAAGGTATAAAACTACTGGTATTTTAAAGTCTCATCTCCTTATGAATCATTTTATTATTCTTTATAATGTTTTTGGAGAAGCCGCAACTCCTCTTTTATTCTACAAAATTGATAGGGATTTGTGGCCAGTTATAAAAAGTTTTGTAGTATATCTTGGAAGACTACCTGAATATCCAAGATCAACATTACATGATATTCCACTAGATGAAGATTGTCTCAGAGATCTCAATAGAATATGAAAGACCACGTTCTCCAAAATGCAATTAATATTATCCGTAACCTCATGGAAGAGGGTATGGTTGTTGGTACTGGAGGATTTACGGGTTCTGCAGATCCAAAAGGTCCAGTTGCTGGATTTGATCCTATGATGAAACCTGATGGTAGAAGTAAAATAATGAGAAGATTGCCTCCCCAATATAGAAAATCATTAACATCTAAGAAGAAGGTATAGTACGATGTTCTCCCAAGAATCAAAACTAGCGGTTCTTGAATCTAAACTTAACATTTATGAAGACCTGTCCCGCGAAATGTTATCTAAGTTAGAGTCAGCGGTAGATAAAATTTCGGAAGGAAATAATCGTATTGCAATGATTCTTGCAAAACATGATGAAAGAATAGAACAGAGTATAAAGTCAGATACCTTAATCATTAAAATGATTGAGGATATGAAAGAAGAAAATAAAGAAGATCATGTAACGGTAATTAAAAGAATTGAAAAAATAGAAACATCAGTAGAAGAACTTAAAAAATTTAAATGGCAAATGGGTGGAATTGCTGCAATCGCAGTGGTAGTCGTTGGAATTCTTCCCCATTTCATTGACAGGATCCTTCCACCGCAGTATAATGGATCAACACAGATCCAAAATACTACACGATGAGTCTTATTGACACCAAATACATTGGATTAGTTTCGGTCAAACTCCAGAAATTTGCAAAAAAGAAGACAGGTTTATATAACTTTCGTTGTCCATATTGCGGAGATTCTGAAAGACATAAAAATAAAGCCAGGGGATATCTGTATCAACTGAAGAACGATCATAACTTCAAGTGTCACAACTGTGGCGTCTCCAGAACCTTCACAAACTTCCTGAAGGATGTTGACCCCGCATTGCATGATCAATACGTCTTTGAGAGGTATAAGGCTGGTGCCACCGGCAAAGGATCAAACACTCCAGAACCCCAAGTGTTTAAATTTGATAAACCAGTTTTTACTCAAAAGGATTTTGATCTGCCAAAAATTTCAGAACTAAATACAACACACCCCGCAAGACAATTTTTAGACAACCGAAGAATTCCCGTTAAGTATCTGGGCGAACTTTACTTCGCCGAAAAGTTCAAGGAATGGACTAATTCTCAAAAATATACTTTTGAAAATCTAAAGAATGAAGAACCAAGGATCATAATTCCCTTAAAGAATCACGGAAAGATATTCGGGTTTCAGGGGAGATCGCTCAATCCAAAATCAAAACTTAAGTACATCACAATCATTTTGGATGACCACCACCCCAAGATCTATGGTTTGGATAAGGTTGACTGGAATAAAACGGTTTATATTGTAGAAGGCCCTTTTGATAGTATGTTCATTGATAACTCTATTGCAATGGTCGGTGCAGATATAGACAAGATGTTTTTCGTTTCAAACTTTGAAACAGAATTTGTGATGGTTTACGATAATGAAAAACGAAACAAACAAATTGTTGATAGAATGGAGAAGGCGATAGATTGGAAATTTCCAATTGTCATTTGGCCTGACACAATACAACAAAAAGACATTAACGATATGATTTTATCTGGACTTAACGTTCAATCTATGATAGAATCCAATGTCTATAGTGGATTACAAGCTAAAACAAAACTTACTAGTTGGAAGAAGACATGAGTAACGGGACCAAAGTTGTAAAAAGAAACGGAAATACTGAGAACCTGAACCTAGACAAAATTCATAAGATGGTAGAAGAAGCGTGCAGCGGTCTCGCTGGTGTTTCTGCATCTCAAGTGGAAATGCAGTCAGGTATCCAATTTTATGATGGTATTACCACTGCAGAGATTCAGGAAATCCTGATTCGTTCTGCATCCGATCTTATTGATCTTGAGACACCTAATTACCAATTTGTTGCGGCTAGACTTCTTCTGTTTGGACTTTACAAACAGGTGTTCGGCCCTTCGTGGAATCAAGGTTTTCCTCATATCTATAATCACCTAATGCATGGTGCTTGTAGTGGAATTTATGACAAACTTCTCCCCGCAAAGTATTCTGATGAGGAGTGGGAGAAGATTAATTCATGGATTGATCATGACCGTGACTTCTTGTTCACTTATGCAGGCCTACGTCAGGTAGTTGACAAGTACCTTGTGCAAGATAGAAGTTCTGGGAATCTTTATGAGACTCCCCAGTATATGTACATGTTGATTTCTGCAACAATTTTTGCAGAATATCCCAAAGAGAATAGACTGGACTACGTTCGTAGGTACTACAATGCAATCTCCAAACACCGAATCAACATCCCCACTCCCATCATGGCAGGAGTTAGAACACCACTTCGACAATTTGCTAGTTGTGTTCTTGTTGATGTTGATGACACCCTCGATTCTATCTTTAGCTCTGATATGGCTATTGGTAGGTATGTCGCACAAAGGGCGGGTATCGGTATCAACGCAGGTCGCATCAGGGGCATCAACGCTAAAATCAGAGGTGGAGAAGTACAGCATACAGGCGTTGTTCCATTTCTCAAAAAGTTTGAAGCAACTGTCCGATGCTGCACTCAAAATGGCATCCGAGGTGGATCAGCAACTGTCCACTTCCCAATCTGGCACAAAGAAATAGAAGATATTATTGTTCTTAAGAATAATAAAGGAACCGAAGATAATCGTGTTCGTAAACTAGATTATTCAATTCAATTCTCCAGACTTTTTTATGAAAGATTCATTAATGATGAGGAAATGTCCCTCTTCTCACCTCATGATGTACAGTCAGTTTCTGATGCTTTCGGGCTTCCTGAGTTTGATGATCTCTATTTGGCTGCAGAACGAGATGAGTCTATTCCAAGAAAAACTGTCCGCGCTCAAGAACTTATTCTGAGTATTCTAAAAGAACGTGCGGAAACGGGTCGTATTTACATTATGAATATTGACCATTGTAACTCTCACTCATCGTTCATTGATAAGGTGTGGATGAGTAATCTCTGTCAGGAAATCACTCTTCCTACAGATCCCATTCAACATATTGATGATGCTGCGGGTGAGATTGCGCTTTGTATTCTTTCTGCAGTTAACGTTGGTAAGATTCGTGAACTTGATGATCTTGAAGAACTTTGTGATCTTGCAGTTCGTAGTCTTGAAGAGTTGATTGATTATCAGGAGTACCCAGTTAATGCTGCAGAACTTGCTACCAAAGCTCGCAGGTCTCTTGGAGTTGGATACATTGGACTTGCACACTACTTTGCAAAACATGGAGTCAAGTATGATTCTCAACAAGCTTGGGACATGACTCATGAGTTGACTGAATCATTCCAGTACTATCTACTCAAATCTTCTAATCAGTTGGCCAAAGAAAAGGGTGCTTGTACTGACTTCAATCGTACAAAATATTTTGAGGGACATCTTCCTATTGATACATACAAGAAGGACGTAGACGAAATTTCATCCGTCGATTACAATCATGATTGGGAAAGTCTTAGAACATCCATCCTGGAACACGGTCTCAGGCACTCAACATTGTCCGCACAGATGCCATCGGAGAGCAGTTCCGTTGTGTCAAATGCAACCAACGGTATCGAACCACCTCGCGGATACTTGTCCGTTAAGAAGTCTAAGAAAGGTCCACTCAAACAAATCGTACCTCAGTATGGATCACTCAAAAATAATTATACTCTTCTATGGGACATGCCTGACAACACTGGTTATATTAACGTCGTTGCCGTCATGCAAAAGTTTTTTGACCAAGCCATCAGTGGAAACTGGTCCTACAATCCAGAAAACTACGCAGACAATGAAGTTCCAGTCTCAGTAATGGCTCAAGATCTTCTCAGAACTTACAAGTTTGGATGGAAGACGAGTTATTATCAGAACACTTATGATCATAAGACTGATGAGGTAAAAGAAGATACCACTAAACAACAGTTGGATAAATTAGTTGAGGAAATTATGAATTCTAGTGAGGAAGATTGTGAAAGTTGCAAAATCTAGTAAAGAACAGGAGTTACAAATGGTACAAGGAATGACCGTATTCAACACCAGCACCGATGTTGATACCCGCAAACAACCAATGTTTTTTGGACAACCACTAGGTTTGCAACGTTATGATCACTACAAATATCCAGTATTCGACAAGTTGACCCAACAACAACTTGGATATTTCTGGAGGCCTGAAGAGGTCTCCCTCCAAAAGGATCGTGGTGATTATCAATCTCTTCGTCCTGAACAGAAACACATCTTCACTTCTAACTTGAAGTATCAGATCATGCTCGATTCTGTTCAGGGTCGTGGTCCTGGTATGGCATTCATTCCTTATTGTTCTCTTCCTGAACTAGAGGCATGTATGGAAGTGTGGGGGTTTATGGAGATGATTCATAGCCGTTCATATACTTACATCATCAAAAACATTTATTCTGACCCCAGTGAAGTGTTTGATACAATTCTAGATGATGAAAAAATTATGAGCCGTGCAACTAATGTCACCGGTGCTTATGATGATTTCATTAATTCCGCACAAGAATATGGAACTTCTAATGCATGGAAGTTTGCACAAGAGGGTGCAGGATATTCTAGAGATGAACGTATGGAATTAAAAAGAAAACTTTATCGTGCTATCGCAAATGTCAATATTCTCGAAGGTATCAGGTTTTACGTCTCGTTCGCTTGCAGCTTTGCGTTTGGTGAACTCAAGCTTATGGAAGGATCCGCTAAAATTATCTCTCTCATCGCAAGAGACGAAAATCAGCACCTTGTCATTACTCAGAACATCCTCAATAAGTGGCGCGAAGGCGATGATCCAGAAATGCAACAAATTGCTAGAGAAGAGGAGGCGTGGGTAAATACTGCGTTTGAAAATTGCGTTAATGAGGAAAAGTCTTGGGCCAAGTATTTGTTCAAAGATGGTTCTATGATTGGTTTGAATGATAAACTTCTCAATAATTATGTTGAGTGGATTGCAAATCGTCGTATGAAGTCGATTGGATTGAAACCACTTTACGATATTCCTGCAAAGAACAATCCACTTCCTTGGACTGAACACTGGATTTCTTCTAAGGGTCTTCAGGTAGCCCCACAAGAAACAGAAGTTGAGTCTTATGTTGTCGGTGGCATCAAACAGGATGTAAAAAAAGATACTTTTGCAGGATTCAAACTCTGATCTAAATATTAGTAACAACTGAATTGAAATAAGTTTTATGTCTACTCAAACCAAAATTCCGAGGGTAGTTTCAGAAGAACTACCCTCAAATCCTTTTACATTTGAAGTTCTTGCTCTTGCAGCAAAACAGAAATCAAATACAAAAAAGTCAGAAATTCTCCAAAAATATTCTGATCCATCACTCAAAACAATTTTAATTTGGAACTTTGATGAAACGATTGTTTCTCTTCTTCCAGAAGGATTAGTTCCTTATTCAAGTGTAGGTCAACAAAATGTGAGTTCTGGAAATTTAAGTGATAACATCCAGAGATCTGTTGAAATGATGAGTGACTTAGGTTCTAATTCTATTGGATCTCAGGATCAGGGTAGGACTTCTATCAGAAAAGAATATACTTACTTTTATAATTTTGTAAAAGGTGGAAATGATCGTCTTTCAAGTATGAAGAGAGAGACTATGTTTATTAGTATTCTTGAAGGTCTTCATCCTCTTGAGGCTGAAATTCTTATGCTTGTTAAGGATAAGAAACTTCAAACTAAGTATAATATTTCTAAAGAAAATGTCTCGGCTGCCTATTCGGATATCCAATGGGGTGGGAGATCATAAATATCTTTAGAAACAGTATCTGAAAGAATATGGCCAGACAGGGTATTAATACGGGAACAAGTCCTAATGATGGATTGGGTGATTCCCTGTTAACTGGTGCTATTAAAATAAACTCAAATTTTTCTGAGATTTATAATACTTTTGGAGATGGGAATAACCTAGTGAGTTACTCAAACTCTTCGGGTATATCAACGTATTCAAACATTTCTGGCGTATCCACATATTCAATTACTTCAGGTATTGCAACTTACTCCCCAACTTCTGGAGTAAGTACTTATGCATCTATTGCAGGATATTCTACATCTTCCGGAATATCTACAGTTTCACAAGGACTTACAGGAACACCTAATCTCAATGTTGGTGTTGTAACTGCAACTTCCTATATCGGATCAGGATCAAATCTAACAGGAGTCATAACATCATTAGTTGCAGGATCCAACGTTACAATTACTCAGTCATCTGGAATTGCAACAATAAGTGCTTCTGGAAGTGGTGGAGGTGGATCTGGAGATTATTCTATAATTGCTGGATATTCAACATCTTCTGGAATTTCTACCGTCGCACAAGGACTTACCGGAACTCCAAGTATTAATGTGTACAATGTGGGAGTTGCTTCTGCGATTAATGTTGGTGCAGCCTCAACATTCCAAAAATCTGTTCATTTCGAAAGTACTCTATTGATCGGAGATACTGATGAATTGCAGATTTTTCATGACGGAAATAATAGTTATATCGATAATTCAAGTGTAGGTAACTTAATAATCCGAGATAGTGGTACTGGAATCCAATTAAAGAAGACTTCTGGTGCTTTGATGGGAGTCTTCAATAATGATGCTGGAGTTGAGTTATATTATAACGGAGTATTAAAATTCCAAACTTTCCAGAACGGAGTCGCAATTAATGAATCTGTAGGTATTGGAAGCACTGCAGGTAACCCACCATACAGACTTACAGTGAGTGGTGTGGGTGCAACTATTACTCAAGGTCTTGCGAATGCAATTGCTGATTTTACTTCTAGTGTTAATGGGTATGGTCAGGTAAATGTAAGAAACTCATTATCTGGTGCAAATGCTTCTGGTGATATTGTTGTAACTGCAAATAGTGGCACAGACACATCTAATTTTATTGATCTTGGTATTAATAACGCAGGATTTACCACAACTAGTTGGACAATTAATGGTGCATTAGATGGATACTTATATACCTCTGATGGGAACCTATCAATAGGTGCAGCGTCTGCAAGTAAATATCTTTCTTTATTTGCTGGTGGAACTTTAGCCGCAAATGAACAAGTAAGAGTAACTTCTACAGGTGTTGGTATAGGCACCACAAATCCAACTAGTAAATTAACAGTTACTGGTGATGTTAATATTACTGGTGTCGTCACCGCAACATCATTCTCTGGTTCTGGTTCTGGATTAACCAATATTCCATCAGGTCAATTAACAGGAGCACTTCCTGCGATTGATGGTAGTGCTCTTACTGGTATTGTTGCGAGTAGTACTGGTGTTAATATTAGGGATGATGGGTCTTCAGTTCTTGATACTACATTAGGTCTTGGAAATACTTCTTCACTTGGAATGAGTGTTGGTGTAGTGACTGCTACAGAATTCATAGGTGGTGGAAGTGATTTAAGAAACCTACCAGGAACTCATTTAGTATCCTATGCTTCTCATAGTGAAACTTCTAATTCTGCTTTAAGTATTGCTGGTAGTTCATTTAATCAGGTAGGAATTCTTACTGGTTCTCTTGCGAGTGCTTCTGGTGATAACTTTGGATATTCAGTAGCAACAAGTGCCGATGGTAAGACGATTATTGTTGGTGCTTATAATGATGAGCAAACAGGTTCTGGTGATAGTTCTGGTGTTGTTTATGTCTATGACCGTATAGGTAGTTCATTTAATCAGGTAGGAATTCTTACTGGTTCTCTTGCGGTTAATTCTTTTGATTACTTTGGATGGTCAGTAGCAACAAGTGCCGATGGTAAGACGATTATTGTTGGTGCTTATGGTGATGAGCAAACAGGTTCTGGTGATGCTTCTGGTGTTGTTTATGTCTTTGACCGTGTAGGAAACTCATTTAATCAGGTAGGAATTTTAACTGGTTCTCTTGCGAGTGATGATGATGATAGATTTGGATATTCAGTAACAACAAGTGCCGATGGTAAGACGATTGTTGTTGGTGCTAGTCGGGATGAACAAACAGGTTCTGGTTCTGCAGCTGGTGTTGTTTATGTCTTTGACCGTATAGGAAACTCATTCAATCAAGTAGGAATTCTTACTGGTTCTCTTGCGGTTGATGCTTCTGATAACTTTGGATGGTCAGTAGCAACAAGTGCCGATGGTAAGACGATTGTTGTTGGTGTTTTGTTTGATGAACAAGCAGGTTCTGGTGCTAGTTCTGGTGTTGTTTATGTCTATGACCGTGTAGGAAACTCATTCAATCAGGTAGGAATTCTTACTGGTTCTCTTGCTGTTAATTCTGGTGATTTCTTTGGATATTCAGTAGCAACAAGTGCCGATGGTAAGACGATTGTTGTTGGTGCTAGATCTGATGAAATAGGTGCTACTACTGGAACTGGTGTTGTTTATGTCTATGACCGTGTAGGAAACTCATTCAATCAGGTAGGAATTCTTACTGGTTCTCTTGCTGTTGATTCTGATGATTGGTTTGGATATTCAGTAGCAACAAGTGCCGATGGTAAAACGATTGTTGTTAATGCTTATCAAGATGAACAAACAGGTTCTGGTGCTAGTTCTGGTGTTGTTTATATTTTTAAAAGACAAGGAAACTCATTTAATCAAGTAGGAATTCTTACTGGTTCTCTTGCGGTTGATGCTTCTGATAACTTTGGAAGATCAGTAGCAATAAGTGCCGATGGTAAGACGATTATTGTTGGTGCTAGTTCTGATGAAATAGGTGCTACTACTGGAACTGGTGTTGTTTATGTCTTTGATGAAACCAGAAATACTTATGTACATTCTGGACCCACTGGTAATATCGGTATAGGAACCACAAATGCAACATCAAAACTTACTATAGGTGGTGATGTGATTATTACAGGAATTACTACAGTAGGACTTGCAAATACATCGACTCCACCAAGTAATTCTCAAATGAGTTTTGAACTAACAAGTAACACAAACTTAAGAATCAAAGTTCGTGGTACAGATGGTGTGTTGAGATCTGCAAACATTACACTTGCATAATCCTAAATAGCAAGGTGTCGCAAAAAATAGTACTATGACCCTAGATCTTCATAACTTTTTTAAGTTTTATGATGAGAAGAACGCCAACCATGTTGCAGCCGTTCAGTGGTTGGAAGATAAACTTCCAGAAAAATTCCTAGACGATGCAGAAACTGATTGGATTGGTATTTTTAGAACTAAGCCACCAACTCCAGAAGTTCTTGCAGTTCCATACTTTAACCAAGTAGACAACTACAGAGATGCACATAGAACTTGCAACAGTTCATCGTGTGCTATGTGCCTCGCTTTCCTCAAGCCAGGTAGCATCAAAGGCGATGACGAATACGTTAAGAAAGTATTTGCGATTGGCGATACTACAGACCATGCGGTACAAACGAAGGTACTTGCAGGTTATGGAGTTAAGTCACACTTTAGTTACAATCTTTCTTTTGTTGACGTTGATAAAAGTCTCGATGCTGGCAAACCTGTTGTTATTGGTATCCTGCATCGCGGTTCTCTTTCTGCACCTACTGGTGGGCACATGTGTGTTGTAATCGGTAAGACACCAGACGGTAAAGGATACTATGTAAATGATCCATATGGTTCGTTGAACGATAACTATACTGGTCCAGTTACAAATGGTAAGAAGACCATTTACACCAAAGCAGTTCTTAAGCATCGCTGGTGCCCAGGTGGCAACGATGGTTGGGGTCGTATTTTTGACTGATACTAAAGGAGAACAATCATGGCAAGAGTAGATTTACACAACTTCTTTCAATTCTATGATGAAAGAAATCCTAATCATGTTAAAGCAGTACAGTGGTTAGAGGACAACCTTCCAGTTGAATATCTTGGTGATAACGTAGAGTGGGCTGACATTTATCGCGGAAAAAAGACTAGTGCTGCACCAGCATCTGTTCCCGCTGTTGCAGCTCCCGTAACTGGTGGCGATGATATGCCTATGATGGGCATCAAACTCATTAAAGAGTTTGAAGGATGTCATTTAAAAGCATATCCAGATCCTCTGACTGGTGGACTTCCAATCACAATTGGTTGGGGATCCACCCGTAAGAAAGATGGGTCGCCATTTAGAAAAAGAGGCGCTCTGCTCAGCTTTGCTTATAATCTTGGTGCCGGTTTTTACGGTGGCGATAACTTTAATACTATTACTAAACGCCTGAAAAATAAGGAGTGGGACTTAGTTCCAGATGCTCTTTATCTCTACCGCAATCCTGGTTCTAATGTTGAAGCAGGTCTTGCACGTAGAAGAAAATCAGAAGGTGAAGCCTGGAAAAAGGGATAAATAGTTACAATCATAACTGATTCTTGATCTTAACTGGTCTGAATCTACATAACCCAAGTCCTCTGTGACTTGGTGAATACTTTACTTTTAAACAACTTCGGTTTGTTTTTGTTTAGTACACACTAAGTAATAGAGGACTTTCTATGTCTTACGCTACAAGGGCGCTTGCTGTAGCGTCTGCTCTTTTGATGGGAGCACCAACAGCATTCGCAGATACAATTTCTGGTACAGATTTTGAGACTGGAAATACTTCAGGATGGAATACTGGAACTCAAACGGGAACCTTAGATAGTACTATCACTGGAGGAGGAACTGGTGTTAGTGTTGTTGATAATCCAGTTATCTTCAATGCTGGTTCTTTTCCTGCAGTAGGGAGTCCAACGTTACAAGACGGTTCTCCTAACCCATACCATGCACCTGCAGTAACCCCAACCACTTGGGAGTTTGCTCCTTATGGAACTGCTGGTGCTGCACTACAACCGAACGGTCAACAAACATTTAACCAAGCAACAGAATCACTTGGTTTAACACCAGAACAAAATCAAGCAATAAGAGACCTTCTTACTCAACAACAACAAGCATCAGGTCTTGGAAATCCAAACCCCACTGATGCTTCTTGGATTACAAAATCAGTCACTTTGGAAACTGGAAAAGTTTATACGATGTCTTGGAATTATATTGGAACTGACTATGTTCCTTTCAATGATGGTTCTATTACTTCACTTGTTTATCAAGGTGCAGGTTCATCCCCGTCAGTAACAGTTAATAACCAACTTCAAAACTATGCATTGCTTGGATTTACTAATCCGGGAACAGGTGATTATTCAACAGGTTCTTTTGGTTCTACTGGATGGCAGTATTCAACTTATCAAGTAGGTGCTGATGGTGACTATCTCTTAGGATTTGCAGTGTTTAACCTTGGAGATACTGCACTATCACCAGTTCTTTTAGTTGATAGTCAACCTGGAACTGCAACAGCAAATGGTCAATCATTTACTCCTGTTGCACCAAACAATCCAGATGCTCCCTCTGTTGATGAGGTAGCACCAACTCCAACTCCAACACCTGAACCGGAACCTACTCCAGAACCAGAACCTACACCAGAGCCAACTCCTGAACCTACTCCAGAACCAGAACCTACACCAGAGCCAACTCCTGAACCTACACCAGAGCCAACTCCTGAACCGCAACCACAACCACCAACACTATTAAACTCTGTGACTGTTCCCGCACCAGGACTTCCAGTTGTTGTTACTACTGAGGTAACTCATAATGTATCTGAAGAGGATGGATCTCAAAAGATTAGAAGAGACTTTGCAACTACGACTCAAACTCCATTATTGAAACAAGATACTTATAGTGATGGAACAGTTGTAACATCATTACTTCTTTCCGTTGATACTGAAAATACTAACGATGTCCTTTCTGGTCGTGTAGATCAACACGAAGTTATGGATGCGATGGGTGAAGGATTGCAAGGTCTTCTGAATCACGAACCATCCGAACCAACCACTGATAGAGTCCGAGTATTCAGTAAGAACTATTATGCGTGGTCTTCTGCGGATAACGGATACTCTGCTAAGTCATTCATCTATGGTGGTGGTATTGAGATTGATATTAAACCAACCTGGACGATTGGTGCTCAATATAATAATGTAAATGTAAACTTGGATGGTGTCGATAGTACTTCTAAACTGAATAAAAGTCATATTGGAGTTTTTAATATGCTTCGTGGAAATACATTTTCACTCTTAACTAATGCTGCGATTGTTCGGAATAAATATAATGTTTCCAGAACTGTTCAGGGTGTCTTTAATAACGAAAGTTCCACAACAGGACAAGAGTGGTGGGTGAATAACAGACTCTTCTGGCACGCACATAAGAATATCACTCCATTTGTAGGTCACACTACTAGAAACTATGGTAGAGACGCTTTCATTGAGAGTGGATCTATTCAGTCTACAAGAAGTGTTGATGCGATAAATGAAACTTATCATACTGGTGAAATTGGACTTGTTCTTTCTCATCGTTTCGGTGGTAAGAAACAGGATCTTTTTGGAGTCAGTGTAGAAGGTTCTTATGCGACTGATAACTCTGTTGAGGTTGCTGCTTCTGTTGACTATAAGGAAATGGTATTCATCGAAGGAGTTCATCAGATTGCCAATGGTGCTTCCAATACATCCGTTGCTGCAAAGTTCAAATTTAGGTTCTAATTTATAAATAAAAAGGACATCATCACACGGACTGATGACTAACAAGAAAAACGAAAATGCTATGGGACAACTAATTCGTATATGTATTTTGGGTTGGTCTGCTGCTCTCCTTACTGCAAGTTATGCGGGTACTCTGTCTAAGATGGACCCCACATTTATTGCAACAGTCTTCACTGCATCTGCTGCCACTTTTGGCATCAATACAATGAAAAAAGGTGGTGATGAGGAAGATGAAAAGAAGGAAGAACCAAAAAGAGAAGAGTTTGTAGAAACTCCTCCTGAACCACCTGCAACAGAACTTTCTGTTGCAGAACCAACTCTTGAAGAAAGAGTTGAGGCACTTGAAGAGGGTCAAGTCACACCTCGCACAGGAGCATGATGTCCAAGTCTGCAAACAAGGGTAAGAAAGGTTCCTCTGGAAGTCAAAAAAATTCTAAACAGAATCAGGGCAACGCCACCGCTAAAAAAGCGAAGAATGGTGGCAAAAAGAAATGATTGAATTTATTGCTTTTATGATTGTTGGTTATATCGAGATCAGTCCCGGTCAATGCCAATTGGAATATTTTCGTTATGATGATATACACTCACTTATAATACCGTGCCAAGAGAATGGAACACCCCTAAAAGGGAGTGTTGGAATGCTCCAATCCATCAAATACTCAAAGCCATAGATAATCACACCCGACTCTGGATGGAGACGGGTGATTTTTGGCATGAGGAGCAAGCTCAAATATTACGAAATTATGTCAAAAATTTGAAAGTCTGGATACATAAAGAAGAAGGATGGTGGGATGAATGAAAAAACTCCTAATGTCAATTAGTTTATCAATGTCTTTAGTACTTCCAGTAAGTGCGAATACATTAGTCAAGAAACAACCAACCGTAAAGGCGAATAGTCTTGCGGCGATGGGATGTATGATCCTTTTGGAATGTACTGAAGGTGTAGAACAACTCACTCCACAATCAAAAATCCTAGAAAATAAAGACTTTGACCCATTCAGAGAAGAGATCAAAGCAATTCTGACTGCGCTAGATAAAGTGAATGTCCCTGTGTATGTTGGACCATCACGTTACTTCACTCCAAGAACTGTAGGACTATACAAACCAGAATATAATAGGTTCTTTGTGAATGAAGATCTTGCTAAAGATCCTAGAGAGTTTCTTGGAACGATGAGACATGAAGGATGGCATGTCGTTCAAGATTGTATGGGCGGTGGGATCAAAACATCTTTCATGGCACAGGTTCATCAGGATAGTGAGATCCCTGCTTGGTTGATGAAGATGACAAGAGCTTCATATGAGAGCATGGGAATGTCCCGTGCTGTGCCCTGGGAAGCAGATGCTAACTGGGCAGAAGAACAATCAAACACTACAGTCAAGCACCTAGAGATGTGTGCTAATGGTCCTCTATGGGAACAGGTGAGACCTACACCTATGACGATGGAATGGTTGATTGGTTGTGGATGGATGAAACCACAGGAAGGTCTGTATCCATACTATCCAAACAAGAAATCAGAGTATTGTACAGAGGGTAAGTATTGATTACCTTTTCCATTCTGCATAAATTCTGTTATTTGTATCAATCTTTGTTTCTATACACTCAAATCCAAAATGTTTAGATAGTTCATAATGATCTTCAACATTCCAAGGATAAAAAGTTATTTTTCTACAATCTTCGTTTTGGTGATCAAATAATCCTGGATTACATCTCCAATAAATCCTTGAACTTGAATTTAATAGGTTTACAATAAGTTGAATTTGAGTTATAATTTTAGTCTTATCGCCAAAATTAATACTCCCAAGACAAAAGGCAACATCAAATTTTTGATTGGTTTCAAATTTTTCTAGGGACACTTTAAAATCAGCCTCATTAAATGCTGGATCTATTCCAATTAAATTTTTAATTTTACCTTTAAATGGATTTGGACCACAACCAACATCCAATACCCATTCATTATCAAAAACATTATTCACTAAATTCCAACCAGAATATAGATACTGATCTAAATTGCTAGTCCATTTGGTTGCAAAGTATTCATTCAATTGTTCTTGATTCATTTAGATTGTCCAAAATACTATTTTATATGTTATGAATTATCTAGATAAAGTATATAATTTGGATTGGAAAAAATATAACGATCTTGTTTATAACTCAATATCTTTTAAATATTTTCCAAAAGAAGAATTTGAAATTGAGACTATAACACCTGTAGATATTCTTTATGAATTGGAAGAAGAAAAAATAATTTATATACCAATTTCAAAAAATGCTTCTACATCAATTACAAATTCTTTAAACTTTAGACCAGTAACTACTTTTGTGCCCCCAAATTCTAAATTTTATCTAGATTATATAGATATCCCCGAAAAGTATAGAAGTGGTTATAAGTTTTTAGTCATTACTAGAGATCCGCAAAAAAGGTGGATTTCTGGAATAAATGAATTTTTGAATGAAAGGCCAGATTTTGATGAGGATGATATAAAATCCTATGATAAATTTATCATAGAACTAAAAAATAATAAATTTATATTTGACTGCCATACTAGACCGCAATTTTCATGGATAGATTTTTGTTTTAGATATGATCTTGATATAACTTTTTTAAAACTTGATGAAAATTTGAATGAAAAAATATCAAACATATTGGGAAGACAAGTCACAATAAATCACTATAATCCTATTCAAAAGTATGAATCAAAAATAAAAAATTATAAATTTTGTTATGATATTTTAACTAAGTATTGTATGAAAAATAAAAATTTTTTAAATTTACATGAGATGGATTTTTATCTCTATAATAATTCTCTTTAATAATTGTGTATTTACCTAATAGAATATTTTTTACTGGAGTTCCTGGATCCCGTTGGAGTGGTATCGCACAGACGTTAGAAACGATGTCTGGTATGAATACCTCTGACCGCACACCTGAGCGTGAATACGTTCATCATAGTTATACTGGACACAGAGGAGCGTATTTTGGACCTGGTATGGAGTTTGAACCAATTCTTGATCCAGATTATATTGATCAGGCATGGATTGAACCTCAGGGATGCAAACTTATTAAAAGTCATGAATGGTCTTATTATCTAGATCAAATACAAAAGAAGTTTCCTAATGATCGGATATTAATGGTATATCGTCCAGATATGGTTAGTTATGCTTGGTGGCATGAAGCTGGAGGATTTCAAATTCAATATCCAAATTATAGTGCATATAAAAACAGTGGCACAATGTTAAGTGAGATCATGAAACAAAATTCTTGTATGTTAGAATTTGGGATGTTAAATAAATGTAAGTGGGAATACTTTACATCTGAATGGATATACAATAATTTTGGACAAAGTATTGTAGTTAATAAAACATTTTCGGACATCTTGGTTACATTGATATGACTAATAACAATATTTTAATTGGACATTTGGGTTGGGATGGATGTCATTTTTTGGGAGCTTGTCTCACTATGAGTGACAAAGTGTATTTTAATAATTGTACTCTTCGCGGCAAAGTGGAGTATTATCATAAAAATATGTCTGACATTAGTTGGGTAAACGGTGAACCCATCTGGTCAGATGTTTTTATGTTTTATGGTACTTCCTATGAGACAGATGGACATATTCATTATCGACATGCATGGTGTAATGATCCCAATCATCACCCTGAACAGTTTTCATCGGATTATGGATTAAAACAAAAAATTAGAATATCTAGATTACACGTACCCGTATATTATCCATTAAAAGAAATGTTGGAAAAAAATATTTCACATCCAATGATGGACATGTTTAAGTGCAAATATTTTATTTGTTTAATGAATACAAGTCTTTTTTGTACACTAAGATCTATAAAAGTTGAACATGATGATAACGTTGGTGTTAGTTGGGATAATGGACATGCTCCAATTCCAGATATGAAATGGTTTTCTGGGCCATTAACAGAAATAGATAAGTTAACAAATTCGTTAACTGTTAGTGGATTTCAAAAATTATCAGAAGAATCACAAAAAAGAATTAAAGATCATCACAATAAAAACTTAGATCATTTGTTTAATCTAACTAAATTAAACAAATCGGATAATGATTTATTAAAGACAATGATTACACATCAGTGGGATTGTAATTGGTTCTTAAATGAAGATGAAACTATTAACGGTCTTAAAGTTTTATATTCTGAGATGAAATTAGGCAAATTAAATGAAAATTTAATACGTAAAATGTATAGAATTTGGATTAACAAAATAGATTTCATTAAAAATTGGTATGTATTGAATGGATTTTCTAATGATGATGTGGAAGTAGTAAAAGTTAAATCTACAGATATGACTCCAATAAACCAGGAAATGTTTATGAAATAAAAATATTATAGTTTTTACAAAAAGAGTTTAAGTCTTTGTAAATACCAAATATAAATAATTGCAAGTATATAACATGAATAAAATGTTAACAGGAAAAGAATTCGTAAATAAAATTAAAAAAGATAACGCTGAACTTTTTGAACAATCTCGTTTGAATGTTCGTCGTTTCTTTGATTCAAATCCAAGTAAAGAACATATGGTCAATCATTTCCGTGGTCGTATGGTAAACGAAGCAATGAACATGAAGGCAATCGCTGCTGAGGTTGCTTCTGCTCCTGCATCTATGGATGTTACCGAACTTGAATTATTAACAAAACAAGCACAAGATGAAGCAAAACACTTCCGTATGGTTAAGGAAGTAATTGAACATATCTCTGGTGAGAAGGTAGATGTTGATGCTGCTTTCGCTGCAGAAGCTGCATCGCCCCAGGCTAAGGGTGCCACTCTCCTAGATAAGTATGAAGCATCATCTGACCCCGCTGCTCTTGCTGCATACCAACTCGTCGCTGAGGGTCGTGCAGAGGCAGTATGGAACGAAATGGCTGAGTGTGTAGAAGATGAGTTTATTTCTTCTCGTTACGCTGCTATTGCTAAAGACGAAGGTTTCCATGCCAACATTGGTGGTTGGAAACTTGAAAAACTTGTAGAAGGTGCTGCAGAAGTTCAAGAACGTATTTTAGAAATGGTAGATCAAATGCGTGTTGATCTTCTTGAAATTAGCAATAAAAATACTGCCATTGCTGTCTGATAATTAATAATATATTATGAGTACTCTTGAAACAAGGCGCCGCAAAGATAAAACTCGTGTAATCAAATGGGTTAGTGCTTGTACAATACTCATCGCAATGGTGTTTCATGTACTGGGACTAACCCCTTGGAATAGCATCCTACAACTAATCGGAGCATCTGGTTGGACTTATGTGGGATTTAAGTGGAAAGAACGTTCAATTATAATGAACTTCCTTCCACAATTTTTTATTATCATACCAGGATTAATTTATTTGTTATTTCTAAAATGAAAAAAATGGTAATTCTTACTGGACCACAAGGGTCTGGTAATCATCTTTGGTCTAAAATATTTTCACTTCATCCTGAAGTATTCGGGTGGAAGACTTTACTTGAAAACTATTGGGAAGCACATAGATTTGCTGAACCATTTTGTGAGTATTGGAAAGATCCTTCAAGACTCAAAGATTTTGATTGGTCTACTCACGACTATTTTTTTACAAGTATTAGTGTTCCTCTCGGTATCCAAGAGAAAAAGTGGGAACCAAATATTATGTTATTTGCCAATGAAGTCAAAAAACTTGGCATCGAAGCTCAAATATTGGTAATTGGTAGAGATCAAAACATTCTTAGACATCAGCAAAATCGTCTTAGAAAAGAAAATACCTTGACTCTGTTCATGAATCAACTGCCTACATTTACTAATCCAATCTTCTTAAGTTATGAATTGTTATATCTTTATAAACAAGAGTATTTAAAAAGTTTAGATCTCAACATTCCAATTGCTTGGGATGATTCTAGGGTAGATAAAATTTTGTCCAATGACCCTAATGATAAATACGTCCATCATGTGGAAGAATATTTCTTAGATAATTGCAACAAAACTGGCATACCTCTTAAGTCATTATGAAGAAACTAGTAATTATTACAGGTCCACAAGGATCTGGTAATCATTTTTTTAGTAGAGTTTTTAGTACTCACCCCAAAGTGGGTGGATGGAAATCTCTTTTAGATAAGTATTGGGTTCCAAGTGATGAAGAATATTTTGCTAAGTATTGGGTAAATCCGGAGGAACTATCGGAGAATGATTTTAGGGGATATGACTATTGGTTGGCAAATGTAAGTTGCCCATTTTATTATGATGGAGTAAGATATATTCCAAAGGTTCGAGAATTTGCAGAAAAAGCCCAGTCTTTAGGAATTGATGTTCAAATTTGTATAATTGTACGAGACCAAAACATCAATTCAGAACAACAAAAAAGAGTACGTGGTGAGGTAACTTTGCCAATCGCAATGCATTACTATCAAAATAACATAATTGGAAAAAATTTTAAAGTTCATTTTTTAGATAATGAAGCATTTTTCCTTCACAAACAATATTATTTAAAGTGGATAAGTGAACTACTAGATTTTCCCATTGACTATAATAATCCCGATATTTTCAAATTCATTACTGAAGATCCCAATAAAAAATATATTAAATATGTTAGTGAACATTGGTTAGATAAATCAGTATGGGATGGCATTAAGCCAAAAACAGATAGAAACATCAAAATGGTATGATTGATATGAACAAGACTTTTTGCATGGCTCCATGGACTCACATGAACATTGGTCCTAACGGAGATGTTTATCCATGTTGTATGATGCCTATAACTGGCACAGAAGGAATTCCTGATGAAAAGAAAAAAGAACCTCCTATAATTGTTGATACAGATAATCTAGATGATGAGTATGATCTGGATGGTTTGAAAGAACTTATTGGCAGTATGCAAGAAATTGCTGAGCCAATAAATCCTTTGGAAATTGTTGCTACTGAATGTGAAGGGACTCCAAGAGATTTTAAAATGGGTTCTCTCCTAGATGAATCACTAAAAGACATCTGGAACGGTGAGAAGATGAGAGAACTTCGTAGAAACATGATAGCAGGTGAAAAGTGCAGTTATTGTACATCATGTTATAAAGAGGAAGAAATCGGTCATGGATCTCTAAGACTTCACATGAATAAGACGTATGCAAAACATTATGACTACGTTAAAGAAACTAAAGAAGACGGAACCTTTGATAGATTCAATCTGGTCTACTGGGATTTCAGATTAAATAATATCTGCAACTTTAAATGTAGAATGTGTAGTCCTGGGTACAGTAGTGCTTGGGAACAAGAGATGAGAAAAGAATTCAATATTGAAGGTGAGTATCCCAAAATTGATGTAGATATGGTGCATCAAGATATCGAACCTCTCTACGATATTGTAGAAGAAGTTTATTTTGCTGGAGGTGAACCTCTAATTTCAGATCACCATTACAAGATTCTACGCAAATTAATTCAGAAAAAGAGAAACACTGTCGTTAGATTGTCATACAATACCAACTTCAGTACACTAAAATATAAGAACAATAATGTTCTAGACCTATGGAAAAAATTTCCGAATCTTTCTTTATCTGTAAGCTTTGATGGTACAGAAAAAAGAGGAGAACTAATTCGAAAAGGATTCGATTGGCAAAAGTTTCTGGATAATTTTAGATTGTTTAGAAGTAAGTTTCCCCATACAAGCGTAAAGATCAACTACGTTTTCCAGGCTTTGAATTGTTTTCATGCCATGGATGCTCATAGAGAACTTTATTTAAGAGGAATTATTACTGACTGGAATGACTTCTCTTTGTGCATCTTACATAATCCGGATTATATGTCGGTTCTAATTCTTGATTCCGAATCAAGGAGATTGTTGGGCCAAAAGATTAAATATCATATTGAAAATTATCTTGCTCCAGCAAAAGCTCATGAGTCCATTAAACAATACATTTCTGTTCTCAAACTTTTGTCTGAAGAGAAGAGAGATCATCTAGTTCCATACTTCAAATCTTATATGTCTGCACTAGATTCCATAAGAAACGAAAATTCTCTAGAAATTTTTCCTGAACTAGAAAGGATTTTGAGCGATGATTGATAAGAAAAAAATTAAAACAAAGGGTGAAGTTTTTTGTATAGCCCCTTGGTTAGCTCTAGACATTCGACAAGATGGTGAAGTTAAACCATGTTGTGTTTCTGAGTATACTTATGGGGATATTAAAGAAAAGCCTTTATGGGAAATCTGGAATGATGAGCCAATAAGAAAACTCCGCGAGAATATGATTAATGAAATACCTAGCGAAAGTTGTCAGGTATGTTATAATAATCAAGCTGCAGGAAAAAGTTCCTTAAGACAAGATCTCATTAATAATTTGTTCTATGAAAATAGAAAGTTAGTATATGGTACAAATGATGATTACACTGTTAATGAACCTGGATTTGTTTGGTGGGACTTAAAACTCAGCAACAAATGCAATTTCAAATGTAGAATGTGTAGTTGGACCTCAAGCTCTACTTTTGAATTAGAACAAAATGGTGTAATCTCTGGTAGATGGAACGCATCTGAAAAAACTTATGAAGAGACTGAACCCTACCTTAATATGGTAAAACACCTATATTTTTCTGGAGGTGAATCTTTAATTATAGATGAACATTGGAAAATACTTGATAAACTAATTGAGTTAGGTAGAAATGATAAAGTTACTTTAGCTTACAATAGTAACTTTAGTAATCTTGTTTATAAAGGTAGACACATTTTTGATATGTGGGATAAGTTCAACAAGAGTGTAGAAGTACACATTAGCGTTGACGGTATTGGATCAAGAGGTGAGTTAATCCGAAAAGGATTCAATTGGGATAGATTTGTATCTCATGCGGAGCAGTTCAGAGAAAGATTCAAAAATAAACCAATTACACATGAATTGCATTTTGATTGTACAGTCCAAGCGTTAAACATTTTTGAAGTAGTTAAGTTGCATCAATATTTGTATAATAGTGGACTGATGAAGGATATAGATTTTTTCTTCTTAAACTTTATGCAATATCCAAGAGAAATGTCCGTTTGGATTTTAGATAAAAAAACAAAGGAAACAGCAAAAGAAAATATAAGAAATCATATTGACAATTTCTTAATTCCTAATGGTTCAAAAAGGTCTGTAATATTCTATGAAAGTCTGATAAAGTATATTGATTTATATCAGGAACAACTTTTAATTCCAGAATTCTTGAAGTCAATGAGAAAATTTGACAAATTGAGGAATGAAAATGTAGTGGAAACTTTCCCAGAACTTCAAAGAATATGGAACGTAATTAAAAAGAAAGCCTAGCCGACAATTTCTTTGCCACTTTCTTTGCAGGAGCAAACAGAGGTTTAAATCTTTTCTGACCTTCTTTTGTAAACTTGTCTGCGATGACATCATCGATAATAATTTTGTTGTCTATTTCGTAGAGAGCATTGATATCTACTTGATCACGGATATATTGTTCTATGTTATCCACTTGTTCTACTAGACGAGTTCCTTCAGAGGAGTATTCAAAGACATCTATATGACCCGATTCGGCTAGTACATAATGTAATACGGGTTTAACTTGTTTGATTTTAATTTTGAATTTGTTTTTGGTTGCTTCTTTAATAAAAGGTTCAGCAGCATTTTTAAGAGCGTTCAACACCGTTGTACTAGCAATTGTAGCTGCTGTAGTTACCACAGCAACAGCTCCTGCAGTAGCAACTAAAGAAGGATCCGGTAGATCGATATTCAATCCAGCAACTTGTAATCTAGGTTTCTCTGGAACTTCTATTACTGGAGTGGGCGCTTGAGTAGGGGGGGTTTGAACCGCAGCAGGCAATTGAGGAGGGAGGGTAGTATCTGGAAGTCCTCTTGATTTATCTAGTTGTTCTTGCGCTTGTTTTTCTCTTTCTGCCTTAACTGCAGCATCAAACTCTTCTTGTGTTGGGACATTAATTACGGGATAATTAATAGAGGGGTCTGGTGACTGGAAAATAGGAAGAGCCAGACCTTTAATTACAGGAATTTCAGTTGATCTTGTTACTGGTGGATCTATAGTTGGAATTATACTAGGACCTTGAATTCCAATTTTAGGGATTCCACCAGTAGGTATTTGTACGTTGTTAATTCCTTTGGCATTAATCGTCGGTATCTCATTCATTGTGCCGCTGCTTGTTTTACAGAGGGATATTTCACGACAACATCAGCACAGACTTTATGGTATGGACTATCTGGATGAAAACTAATTCCACTTTTAATAGCTTCACCACACTTAAGAAGTCGAACTAATTCGAAATCAAGTCTTGCTTTGTCTGCTTCTGCTTGTTGTCTTGCAATTTCAACCTTTGCTCTTGTTTTGCAGATCTCCTGAAGTGATCCATCAAGAGGAAAGTTAAATCCAAGACTCATACCAAAGTTGCCATTATGAGATTGATAAGACGTTGGATCTTTACTTCCATTGAAACTCCCTAAAGCAAAGGGAGACAAACTCATCGTTGGTCCTTGACAACTAACCCCTCCGCCATAGGTGTTGAGAGCAAACGGTCCTTGTAAGACTTGGACAGCTTGGTTAGTAACATTACCTGTAGCGGAAGCACTAGGACCAGCGATATTAGTATTAGAAGGAGCAGATTGAGCGTAAACTTTGCCATGACAAAGTACTCCTATTGCGTAAAGACAGACACAGAGTTTGTAGTAGACTGTGTTTCTGTGGTGCGATCTATCCATGTTTCTTTAGCCACTCCAGGACCGAGATAGGTTTCACTGAACTGGAATGGAGCACCCTGAGTCATGATACTATAATTTGAATCCTGGTTTGGTTTTCCAGGAATGTTAATATTAGTTCCAGTCACAGTGTATGATGTGCCAGTTGTGTATTCAACTTGGCGAATTGCTTCTATAATCTTTGTAGTAGATTCTGTGGTTGCTGTAATTGTGCCACGAGTAAAATTAGGCACAACACTCTCAGCATAAACGGGAGTACAAATGACTCCCGATGCTAAAAGCAAAAGAACACCAGTTGGGGAAAGAGTACCTGCAAGAGTTCCTTTCTCACCACCAACTTGAGTTACACTATCTCCATAGAGATTTGGTGTTCCAATAACACCATTAGTAACTGTTTGAGTAGTAACAGGAGTATCAGCAGCATTGATAGTTTCTGAGAAACTAAATGCTTGACCTGGAGTATTGATATCATAGGTTCCAGCACCACCAACACCACCAAAGGATGTAGATTGGATATTGGTTCCTGATGCGGAATAGGAAGCACCGATTCGGGTTGATTGAACTGCAGCACCATCAACTTTCAATTGAACGGAATCAGTAATTTTTGATGTAATTTCAGCAGCATTAACTGGGATAGCGAAGAATAACGAAAAGACAAGAAATAATCTTTTCATTGTTCTTATGATTTTTTGGGCAGCTTATTTAGGAATTTACAAAATATTTTATTGTATGGTTATCCCACTTAAAGTAAATGCACCAGAAATTCTAAGACTATATCCTTCTGGTTCATTTCCAGTTAAAGCATCCCATATTACTATGGGTCTCCCACCTTCTAAACTATTCACATCAATCCAATTCTCATCAGTTGCAGTCGTGGATTCAGTTCCAGTATAAAATTGATCAGTATTAGCATCATCAACAACTGTCTTCAACCAGTTTCGTATATCTAACCAAGTCCAATCTCTATTAAATTGCAATTTAGTTGCAATTAACCCACAAGCAACGGGACATGCCGAACTAGTTCCACTAAATTTGCCATCATATGGCGTTAATGTAAGTCCCGGATAGATATCTGCTCTGAGGTAGGTCCCAACAGGAGCTTGTGCTGTTAATGTGCCATCTGCGGGGGCATAACAGTCTATTTCATTACCCATATCACTATAAGTAACTTTCCTCTCTTTACCTCCTGGATCAAAGGAATCATCAAGAGCTCCAATATTAATTACAGGATAAACAACATTTCCATCTGTTCCAATAAATTTACCGAGTTGTTGTGGAAATCCTCTTCTATTTGTTGAATTATATGCAGTGACTCCAAATTCATCGTGAGTTGAGGCATAAAAACTAGATGCGGAACCTAAACCAGAAGAGTATCTATTGTTGACACCCATGTGGATGTCAATTTTTGTAGGTAAATTTTCATAAAAAACAGCTTCATAAACCATCCCAGGTGATCCTAAAACTCCACCTGTAGAAGCATTTCCTTCATATCTTATTCTATAAGTTCTATTGGGAGTAGATCCTTCTACACCATAGTATAATCTTTGACAAGAATTATCTGCACAGGACATCATAATTTTGTGGAAAGGTGGATTACTAAAACTCAATCCACTATAAACCTGCGATCCTCCACCAAAAGTAATGTATGTATTAGTTCCTGGATAAATTACGTTTGTAGTAAGACCCCCAAACTGAATACTAAAGGGTAAAGTTAAAATCCAATATCCATCGTCATTATTTCCAACTGATGGAGTTGTTGATGATGTAAGAGATCCAGCTCCCAATAAACTATTCGTTATACTTGTTACAATACCACTGCTTCCATTGGTAATAATTCTTTTAGAAGTATTGCTCTGTGCAGAAAAATTTGTAGTTCCTGGAAGTTCTGCATTGGGTAATGCTAGTCCAGTAATCCCCAAATCTCCACCAACAATACTCCAGAAATTGTTATAATCCGGATGATCAGAACTTACTTGTTTTTGGTTACTGTTGCCCGCAGCTGCAACAAAAATAACTCCTGCATCTATTAACTCTTCTCCGGCAGATAGATATGAATTAGGCAGGTGTTCACCTTTCATTCTATTTCCATCCCCATATACTCCCACGTACCTCATAAAGTTTGGGAGTGATGATGATGTATAACTTGTTCCTATCCCAAGACCTAAAGTATTAAGACCTACTCTATGGAAATAAGATCCATTAGTTCTATGAGATGTTGAACGATATCCCCAACTGTTACTACTAATTGTGGGATCTTTTGTTCCATATTTTGGATTTATAGGTTTATATAAATGAAACAATTTCATTATATTAAAATACTGTTCTATGTCAGACCCACTATTTCCATAAGCGTTTATGACCCATTTGTTACAATTAAATGCCCATCCTTGAGTTCTTCCAAAAGTATTTGCAGCACAATCTGTTCCATGGTCGGTGCCATTAGTTGGTCTAGCTGTGTTACTTCCCAAACAAGAAACTCTAGTATAATTTGTAGTGACTCCTACGATTCCTATCGTAGAAAATCCAACAGATCTTTGAGAAGAATCTCCCCACCAAGATCTTGCAACATTTTCGACAGGAACTTTTGTTCCATCCCAACGAGTTATTAATCTTGTACTAGGTGAAGACTCAAACCATTCTGGGTCTATGTAATATGGTGCATCTAAAACTAGATCCAGAATATCACAAGTCCCTGTAGTTGAAGAATTTGAAAATCCACTTTTCAATACATTTCCACCAATATACTTTGTTGGACCCCCTCCTGTTGCGTTACTTTGAAATTCTACGTGACCTATCCAAAATCCTTCATCTCCAACAATTACGTCAACATCTGATCCATCACCATAATATTGAATTTTATCTGAAAGAATTTGATTTGAACCTGTACTTAGTCCAGTGTGCCAAGGATTCTCTTTGTTCACACATCTAAAAAGTTGATAACCACTTCGATTCAAATCCGAACTGTTTGGTGAAGTTGGAAGTTGATTATTATCAAACCAGTTTCTATATTGCTTTGTCGGGGTCTCATATCTATAGTTTCTGAGAGCACTAAACTTCAGTTCTTCTGGTGGTGCTTTATATTTTTGAGGATAACTTTCAAAGTTTTCATGTACATATTGCACTCTCGGATGATTACGGAGTTCCTTAGCTTCTTCATCATTCAATAAGTAAACTGCCCTTGTGGGACTGTGTTCTTTGTAATCTATACACTCCACACATTCACACGGTATATTATCTTCGAGAGTTCCATCTCGAATTAAAACTTCATGAATATATTCCCAGTCTTCTGCAGAATAACATCCAACCGCATATAGTTTTTTTGCATTTAGTTCTGTAGGATACTCTATCCCCAATCCAATTTGATCATTATGAAATGAATAATCGTATTGTTTTTTGTTTTCAGATTCCATGATCTTCTTAGAATAAAGTTAAAGTAGTTGATCCTATTCCTACTGCCGTGAAGGTTAGTTGATTACCTACGAGTGAGATTTGTATCGGGGTTGTATTTCCAACGCTAATAAAACCTCCAGTTGAAGTTACAACACCAGAAACATTTGCGTTTCTCCCCACAGTTAAATCGGTACTCACCCCAACCGTTATTGTATCTAGTTTAATAGAAGTTGCTGCACCGATAGTAGGAGTTCCTGCAGGTAGGCTTTCAAATCTTGTTGCGGTAACAATTCCGAGTGTTATGTCTGGAGTGCCCGCAAGGCCTGTAGCATTTCCTGTAACATTGCCAGTAACATTTCCCTCTAGGTTGCCACTAAAAGTTGGTGCTGTAATTATTCCACTTTGGCCATTTATTGTAATAGCAGCGCCCACTGAAATTGTGGCTTTTCCGCCATCTATGAAAACATTGGGATAAAGAACTGGATTACCATCCCTAGAATAAAAAGATGTACCAATTTGTAAGGTTCTCGTAAACTTACCAGAATAACGAATTTCAAATGGTTCGTCATTTAATTGGTTATCTTGTATTGCGCTGAAATATCCATTGCCAGCACCACCTACTGTGTTTTGGAAATTTGGCATCAAGAATTTGTTAAATAATCCGTTATTAGTGGTCCTAAATCCCACATTATTGATTATACTGAATCCTTCAACATCAATTCCTTCACGTACATATAACCCAAAGTAATTATCTGATGATGTTGTATTAATACCGACTTTTTTTGTTGTATGGATACCTAATACGTCAGATGACCAATAACTTTCTCCAACGCCTCCTCCTCCTCCAATAGCATTTATTGTAGCAATACCAGCGGACTGCAAAATACTTATATTTACTCCTGCAACTAGTGAGGTAATAACTCCAGTTAATCTGGATCCAGATCCGTTGTAGGAATCTGCGGTTACAACTCCAACTACAATGTTAGGTGTTCCAGTGATTCCAAAAGCTATTGTAGATATACCTGATACATCTGCATATCCAGAAATTGAAGATTGAGTTGCAATACCAGAAAAATCTGAGTAACTAGAAATTCCTGAAACAAATGAGTAATTACTTGTATTTGTTGTCTCTGCAAATCCAGCATTTATGGAAATAGTTGCAATACCAGCAACATCTGCATAACTAGAAATACCAGCACTATCTGCATATGTAGCTGATGCAACAATGGAGGGAACTGAGATTGTTACTCTTCCAACTCCATCTGGGCCTGTAGATATAATATTTTCACCAAAGTTTAGTTCTCTTGCGACTCCCTTTCTTACACTATCATCTAAAACTTCAAGACCACCAACAAGTGCAGTTACGTTAGTAAGTTGTGAACCATCCCCAACAAATTGAGTTGCAGTAACTACTCCCGTAGATTTAATATTTCTTACTTCAATATGTTCTGTTGTGGTAATACCAGTGTTTAAGATACCACTGACATTAATTCTTGGAGAACCTGTTAAATTTTGTGCAAGTGTTGATATTCCTGCGGTACTTGCATAACTTACAAGATCAAATCCGTTTCCAATTGTATTATATATTTCTAAAAAGTTGCTATTGATTTTACCCATTGCAACTCTTAATGGATCCCCCTGACCATCATTTGGGTTATTACCAGTGCTGATCCCGAGTCTAGACATTAATTTTCCTCAGTCTTTCCCTATTTTTATATTTATTGGTTCTTATAAGTAGTAATAGAACTACTTATTACCATGCAGTTTAATTTTAATTTTGGTAAAAAGAAACCAACTATAGTTCAATACGCAGTAATTGGAGTGGTTTTATCAGCCATTATAACATCTTTTTCTTCATGTACCAAGATTTCAGAATCAAAACTTTGGGATTTGTTAGACGAGATTCAAAGGACTTTGAAAATTGATATCTTAAATGATTTTATTGTCAATGATCCAGAAAAACTTGGTAGAAGAATCGAAAGAGATGTGGATAAGGCTATAAGTAATGTCACGAAAGAGTATGATCATATCATTGAAGAGACGAATAAAAAATATAAACCAAAATATATGGATGAAAAAAATGATGAGACTTTATGTTATACCGAAGACTGCAAGAAACTTTCACCTCCCATGAGAATATGTTCTCCAGTGTTTGAAGGTATTGATTGTCATTAAAGTCACGTAAGCGATAAATAATATCATACAAAACCGATATATTGTATCTAACATGGAATCACATCAAGTCAAGGCCCTAGTCGAAGCTTATTCTAAAGTTTATGAAACCCCAGAATTAATTGAAGAAGATTTAATTTGGGAAGATTATCTTTGGGAAGAAGTTCTTACTGAAGAGTTTATTACAAATGCATATTTCGTTGTTGCCGAACATCTAGTCAACGTAGGAATGGCGGAAAACACTGATGATGCTCAGATCATCATGTCGGCTATGAATGAAAATTGGATTGATGAGATCCTTGTTGCTGAAGAACTATTAGATTCTTCTATTCTACAAGAAGGATTTTTTGGAGATCTTGCAAGTAAAGCAATCGGTGGTGCAAAAAAAGTTGCTAGTGCTGGTGCAGGAGCAGTAAGATCTGGTGCAGGAGCTTTAGATAAGGGTGTCTCTGCAGCAGGTAAAGCAGCAAAAGCAGTCGGTGGTGCAGCAAAAGCAGTAGGACAAACTGCTGTTGGAACCGCAGTTCGCGCAGGACGTGCAGCGGGTAATGTAGCACAAAAAGCGGGACAAGCTGCTGGATCTACAGCAAGAAGAGTTGCAACACCTGTTGCGAAAGCAGTTAAGACTGCTGCACAAACAGCAGTAGGAACTGGAGTAAGAGCAGCTCAAGCCGCAGGTAGAACTGCTGGTGCAGTAGGACGAGCAGCTGGTGGTGCTGCAAGAGCAGGAGCAAAAGCAGTTGGTGGTGCAGTTAAGAGTGCAGGTAAAGCTGCACAAAAAGTTGGTAGAGCAGTAGGAAATGAACTTGCTGTCAGTAGAAAAGTTGGAGCGCAAGTCGTCAGATAAGGGATTAGCCCTTGACAAAAAAATGGGAATTGGTTAGTATACGAGTTGTTTCACCAACTTTATTATGACTAACCTTCTCTCCACAGATACATTTAAAATTGCTCTTATCGGTTCTTTTGTTACTGTTATTTCTCTTGCTATTTGCGGAACAGTCATTACACTTAATGAACCAACTGTTCAACAAGTTCAATCAACTAACGTCGCAAAATAATCAAGTAGGGGGGTCTTAGGACCCCCTTTTTTTATAAATAGAAAATAGGAAACGTTTTCTATTTAATAAAATGTCAGAACAAATTAAAGGTTTGTATGAATCATATGCTTCAATTTATCAAATTGATTCGGATTTAGAAGAACTCAATGAGAGTTCCGAACAACTTGATGAACTGAATGTAGGTAAAGTAGCGGGTGGAGTTCTTGGTGGAGCTCTAGGTGCTGTTGGTGGACCTCTTGGAGCCCTTGCTGGGGGTTATCTTGGATCCAAAGCAGGAGAAGGATTTTCCAGAGGATTATCGGGTGGTAATAAACCAAAACCTGCTGCACCATCAAAACCCGTTGCAACAAAACCAACTCCAACAAAGCCTGCGCCAGCAAGACCAACTTCGACACCTGCTGCTTCAAGACCAGCGCCTGCAACAGCGGCTGCAAAACCAACCGCAGCGGCAAAACCAACTGCACCAGCAAAACCTGCAGGATCTCCAATGGATCAGTGGGCAAAAGCAAATCCAAAACTAGCTGCTGCAAAAGCGGAAAGAGATCGTACAAGAGGAACAAGTGCAACTACCAATCCTCTCATGAAAGATATGAAGGATAGACTTCCTGCTCCTAAGTCTCCATCACCTACAACTGCAAAGACAGGTTTTGACCTTGCTAAAAAGGGAGTCAATCTTGCTGCTGATGTAGATATCTTCGATCTAGTCAAAGGACATCTTCTAGACGAAGGTTATGCGGACTCAGAAGAGGGTGCAATGGTCATCATGATCAACATGAGTGAAGAGTGGAGAACGTCCATTCTAGAGTCTTATGGCGTCGAATTGGATGAAGCTCAAGAATCTCGTGAAAACCCAGAAAAACATGAAGAGGGTGAAAAGAAAGAACATGAGAAAAAGTATGGTCATGTTCGCGGTGAAAAAACTCCTATGCCACCAAGAGGTGATAAGCGTAGAGAAGATTTTGAAAAGTGGTATGCTAAGAATGTTCGCTGATACAATTTAAAATAATTCAAGAGTCCGCTTGACGGACTCTTTTTTTATGGGTAAAATAACTCTGTCGGGGTTCAAAGGATAAATAAGGCTCATATAATTTTAGAGCTTTATGAGTTATGAAAATCCTTGGCTCTACAATGGAGAGGTTTTTGAGTCTGATTATATTCAAGATCATTTTGGTTTTGTTTATCGTATTGACTGCCTTGAAAATAATCGGAGTTACTTTGGTAGGAAATATTTCTGGAGCTTCAGAAAGAAAAAAGGTGCTACTAGAAGAAGTAAATCAGAGTCTGATTGGAAAAAATATTACGGATCCTGTCCAGAACTCAAAGAAGATGTAAAGAAGTTTGGAAAGGATAAGTTTAAAAGAACAATTATATCTCTACATGATACTGTAGGTAAAACGAATTACGAAGAGACTCGTCAATTATTTTTAAACAATGTCCTGACGGAGGCCCTTGACACAGGGGAACCGAGATACTACAATAGTAATGTTCTTGGTCGTTACTACAGGAAGGATTACTTTCATGGAAAACCAACTGATTGAAAATGTTGAAGATCTAAAAGATAGTATTATTGACCGAATTCATTATCTAGCTGACATTGGTGACTATTTGAATGCTTGTGCAGTTTATGAGGAGTTCAGAGAAACGATTCAAGAAACAAATAAGTGATCTTTAGTAACAAAACTAAATAATCACTTATAATGATCTTCGTCATGAGACTTTGAAGTGACAATTAGAGCCGTGGAAAGTGCCCTTTGAAAATTGGGTGTACCCCCTTTCTATACGGATGTAGAGTTCAATTAATTTTAATGCTTAACTTCTTTACTGTAGCCGTTCCTCTCGTGGCAATGGTTACAACCAACACGGCAACACTGCCATTCCAGAATTACAAGATGCAAGGGCCGCCACCTCCAGTTGAGGAACAAGTGCCCTTTTCTATTATAAAGGAATTTGATCTTGTTAATGGTCAGAAGACAGCAATCCGCGAGGTTGCATTACCAAAACTAAAAGAGAAAAGGCTAATTTGTAAAGGGTGTAATGAACAAGAGAATGTCGCCTTGGATTATTTCCAAGATCGTGGTATTAAAGACAGAAACGCCCTTGCTACTATCATGGGCAATATTAGACAGGAATCAACATTCGTGCCTAACATTTGCGAAGGTGGTAGCAGAACCAGTTGGAGTAACTGCGGTCGCGGTTACGGACTGATTCAATGGACATCTGCCAATCGTTATTATGGATTGGGTGATTTTGCTAAGAAGTATGGTGGTTCGCCATCAGAACTTCATACGCAACTTCGTTATCTAACGACTGATGGTTGGGGGCATCATGGTGCTCGTACATCATATGCACATGATTATGCCAACCGACTGATCACGGTAGAAGTTTGATACAATAGAATAGGTTGGGAGGGGTTGACAAAAAACTTCTCCCCCACTATAATAACTACATACTAAACATGCCTCAGTAACTCAGTGGACTAGAGTATCCGCCTTCTAAGCGGTTAGTCGTTGGTTCGAATCCAACCTGAGGCGTTTGACTTTTTAACAAAAAAGTCTTATAAATAAATCACTTAGGTCGAAAACAATGTCTTTTCAAATGAACAACAAACAGATTAACATTCTTGATTGCCGCTATTGGCATATCGAGGGTACTCCCCTGTTTGCTGACATGGAAAGACATATGTAAGATGTAATCCATAAAAGCAAAAGACAGGGGAGAGAAACCAAAAGTTTCCTCCCCTTTTTTGTTGTCTGTGACAGTTTCTTAAGTGTCCACCAGTCCATCCTAAGAGACCGAACGGTGGTATTCTAGCTAAGTGGTCGAGAGAGACCACGATTCGAACCTTGAAAATTTAACTCTTTGGGACATTAACTCAGCGGTAGAGTATCCGGCTTTTAACCGGTTAGTCCTCGGTTCGAATCCGAGATGTCCCATAGACCGCCGCAGTTCGGTCTCTAAACATAAACTGTTCGGGAGGATTTCCGAGTGGTTAAAGGAATCTGACTGTAAATCAGACGGCTCTGCCTTCACAGGTTCAAATCCTGTTCCTCCCACCTTGACCCATTAGTGTAGCGGTCTATCACGCCACCCTGTCACGGTGGAGATCACGGGTTCGAATCCCGTATGGGTCGTTGGGCCGTTAGGAATACCAAGGAAACATAGCTTAGTTGGTAAAGCATTCGACTGATAATCGAAAGACCACTGGTTCAAGTCCAGTTGTTTCCACTGTGTCGTTAGCCTAGTGGTAAGGCAGTGGTTTGTGGAACCACCTAGATGGGTTCAATTCCCATACGGCACCCCACTCTGAGGTCGCCAAGTGGTAAGGCAGCGGGTTTTGGTCCCGCCATTCGTGGGTTCGAATCCTACTCTCAGAACTATACTCTCTTAGCTCAGTGGACTCAGAGCACTTGACTACGGATCAAGGTGTCGTAGGTTCGAATCCTACAGAGAGTGTTGACATTCATTCTCAGTGTGGTATGATGTCTTTATTGGAGAGGTGTCCGAGTGGTTTAAGGAGCAGACCTGGAAAGTCTGTGTGGGGGCAACTTCACCGTGGGTTCAAATCCCACTCTCTCCGTTGACAAACTTGCAAAAGTTTGTTACTATATAAAAGGATAGAGGTTAAGTCTCTGTTATATCCTTATGAGGTATATCACACTTAATCCATCATTCCCCTGTAGCTCAGCGGTAGAGTCGTCGGCTGTTAACCGATTTGTCGCAAGTTCGAATCTTGCCGGGGGAGTTGGAAGGTCTGGAAATGTTCGGGTCTTCCTACTAAATCCTAGAAATTTTTTCTAGGTCAGGGGATTGATCACCCCTGTTCGTAGGTGCCAAAACCGCTCCTCATCCCTAGTATTCTGTGGGTGAGTGAATGTAAAGAGGGATAACATAGGTAAAGTTATCCACACCTACCACATCCTCTGGTAGTCTATTGGTAAGGACAGGCAGACAATGCACTTGGAAACTAGGTTCGATTCCTAGACAGAGGTAACAAGTCGTTATAATTGGTACATGCGGAATTAGTTCAGTGGTAGAACGCCATCCTTCCAAGTTGGATGTCACCGGTTCGAATCCGGTATTCCGCTCTTGGGCGATTAACTCAGCGGTAGAGTGGCCTCCTTACAAGTGGTAAGTCACTGGTTCGATTCCAGTATCGCCCATTGATAGGACGAAAAGAATGGAAATAAATGTATATAATAAATTCGGTGATGTAGTTAAATCAATTGATCTTAAAGACTCTATTGAATACATTGATGGTAGAGTTTATAAAGGAGATAAATTTTACTACAAAGGTATAGGAGTTCCATATCAATTTCATCATATTCATCCAGACGACATGACTGATGAGTATGATTTTATTGACGTATGCGATGTTTTTTATATTGGTAATTTAGTTTCGAAAAAAGTCTTCGCAGGAAAGACTGGAATATTCCAAGAAAAATATCAAACTCATTTTACTGATTGGATAGGTGCTTGTGGTGTAAAGGAACTCAACATATTTGAAAATTTATATGATGAGAGTGGATTTGAATTCAGTGCAATTGAAGTTTTTGAATATCAAATTATTGATGAACAAAATCAACAATATTATTTGAAGGTTGATTATCCAGAAGGTAGAAATAATTACTTAACGAGTCCTGATCCAAAAAAACTTAGGCTTCTTTTGGACTATATGATTCAAAATGATTGGAACTTTCCTTGGGATAAAAATTGTCTTACAGATATTAACTCAGAATCTAAAATAACTGACGTAGCTGATATCTTTAAGTCCTCAGATATTTCTCATAAGATTGGAACAGTTTATGCTTTGTTGCATAGTCTTTATCAAAATGATCAAAATGCATACTTTGAATTTTGTGAATCAAATTCTTTAATGCACTATAATAGAATGAGTTTTATTCTTAATACTCTTTCTATTCTTCAATATAATAATGTAGATGTTGGTCATTTATATTCAACAACTCCGGTTGAAACTTATAGAAATATAATTTATAATTACTTGATTACTGGAAAAAATTGTGGTTTCTGTGGAGTTGGTAGTTGTAAAGGAAGAAAGGATTCTAATGAATCTTATGGGGAGGAAATTCGAAACGAATATATTAAAATGGCTAAAGTTCAATTGAACTTATAAATATCTCAAAAAGAGTATAATGGAAACACTTTATAAACTACTTTCTGATACTCAATCGAGTCTTTTTGTCTTATTTCATAAGACTTGGGCTTATCATTGGAATGTAGTTGGAGAAGATTTTCCTCAACTTCATACTCTTTTTGGTGGTCAGTATGAGACTATGTTTGAAGAGATTGATCGTATCTCTGAACACATGAGATTTTTAAATGTAAAACCACTTAATAGTTTAGAAAGAATTCTAGAAGTTTCAAAAATTAAAACAGGTCAAAGTACAACAGATTGCCATAAGATGGTTAAGGATCTGTTGAAGTCAAATCAAGATCTTTGTGAACTTCTTACTGAGGTTGCTGAAGAAGCTGATGAACAAAAGTCAAGAGCAACTTCAAATCTTGCAGACGATCTAAACGAAACTCATGGTAAATTTGTTTGGATGTTAAGGTCTTATTTAGAATCTTCACCTGGATTGAAAGAAGAGGTAGTTGAGATTGAAGAAACTGAGGAACAAATCACCGAAGAAATTGTAGAAGAAACTATTGAAGATTGATTAAAGGTACAGTACAATGTTAAGAGTAAGATGTAAGGTGTGTAACACCGAGTTGGAGTCGCATCCAACTAAATCAGTATGTTGTGGATGTGATAATATGACACTTGTGAAGGGAGACACTATTACTGCTGTTGACCTAAACCAGGTTGTCATGTTAAACTCCATAAAAGAAAACAAGAATTCTGGTGTACTCAGTGCATCGGATCTTGCATATCAAGAGTCCAGAAGAGCTCGTAAAGTTCGTAAACTGGATTTTGAGGTAAAGTAATGTACCAAGAAGATTTGAATCCTTATAATTCTTCTGAATATGAAAAATTTTTTAAAACTACTTTATTATACAAAAAAATCAGTAAAAATTATGATCTAGTTTCTTTTGATAATGATTTAATGCAAATTATTAATGGACTCACTACAAGAACAGTTTTATCTTTATCTATTCTCGATGCAGCACCATTTTATTATTTGCAATATTTGACTGACTTAAATCCATCAAAAATATATGATATTGGATGTAGAGCAAATTTATTTAAAAAGTATGTTCCAAATCTAATTGGAATTGATGTTTTAGCTGCAAAAAAAGATCGAGATGCAAATGCTGATGAATATCTAAAAATAAATAATCGTTTTTATGAAGAAAATTTTGAAACAATGGAAGCAGCTTTTGCAATAAATTCATTTCATTTTTTTCCTCTTAAAAAAATTAGAGAAAGAGTGATTCAGTTTTCTTCTTTAATTTCTAAAGGTGGTAGAGGTTGGATTACTTTTAATGCAGCAATAATGTTAGAACGTCAAGTTAAATCAAAAATTAGATTAAATTCTAAAAATATACCTGAGGAAGAAGTTGAGAAACTTGAAAAATTTGTGAGAAAAGAATTGTACGATTTGCCATTTAAATTAGAAGTTTTTGAGTGTACTATAAATAAAGAACTTGATTCTCCTTTAACTGGTAATGTACGAATTCTTTTCACAAAATAATTGGAGGATTGGCTGAGTGGTTTAAAGCAGCGGATTGCTAATCCGTCGATGTCTTTAGGGGCATCCATTGGTTCAAATCCAATATCCTCCGTTTGGAAAGGTGGCCGAGTGGTTTAAGGCAACTGTCTTGAAAACAGTCGATGTGAAAGCATCCGGAGGTTCGAATCCTCTCCTTTCCGTTTAAAATTATTAAAAATTTAAGTATTTCTTAATAAGTGTGTCGTAATGAACACAAAAGGATGCCTTTTGGGCTTCCGTGATTATTATATACTTATGTACAAGTTAGTACCTTATGGATCAACATACCTACGAAAATTGGGTGAAGATCAAAGAGACCTTCGAGGCCTCAGGTAACATGAATAATATGTTCTACAAAAGAGCATGTGAAATTGTAAAAACAAAAAGAGATCCTTTAGCTAAGTTTCTTGGAGATGAGAAGTGATGGAACCTCAAGACGAATTAATCAGTCGTAGAGAAGTTCAGGAGATGATTGATGATGCAATCCGTAGACACAACCGTAATGCTTCAATTATTAGTATGTGCGTCGGTTGGGTGGTTCTTGCTTTATTTGCTGAGGGACTTCTAAGACTTATTGGAGTTATTCCACCAGTACTACCATGGCTCAACATTACCCTGAAATAATTGGTATCGTTTTCCTGTTAGTATTTGCCGCCACGATGTTCTATCAAGGCACCTGTATTATTAGAGGTCAAAGAGGATATTCCCTCAGAGACTATATGAAACAGGAAAGTGTAAACATGCGTCAAAGAATAGAAGAACTACTCAAAGACAAATGATAGTGTTAACCGAAGAGGATTTAAAAGAACTACAAGAAAGAGTTCTACATCAAAAGATGGATGAACTATTTGAAGAACCATCTACATACGAGGATGATGATGGAATGGAATGAATTCATCGACTTTTTAGGCAAACAAATTTTAATTTTTATCGTATTTGTGTGTGGTCTCACTGTGGGATATATGTACGGACAAAGAGATGTGGGAGGTTAAATATGAATAGTTTAACTTTGTCTAGTATTTGTGTATTTGGAGCAATTGGATTATTTATTTTTTGGGGACTGGGACACGCTTATCCATAAATTGGGAGAGGACAAATGAAGATTTTTTTAGATACGGCTGACGTTTCATTTATTAAGTCAGCGTATGACACAGGATTATTGGATGGGGTCACTACAAATCCATCATTAATTCTTAAGAGCGGAAGACAACTTTCGGAAGTTATTCAAGAGATTTCAACCGAGTTTCCAAACTTGCAAAGTATTTCTGCAGAGGTTGTTGCAGAAACATCAGAAGAGATGCTTTCACAAGCACAACAATATTACTCAATTGCACCTGCAGTTACAATTAAAGTTCCTTGTACAGTAGAGGGACTTAAAACATGTAAGTTTCTTTCTGATAAAGGAATTCAAACTAACGTAACTTTGGTATTCTCAGTTGCTCAGGCAATCCTTGCATCTAAAGCAGGTGCAACATTCATCTCACCTTTTGTTGGTCGTTGGATGGATAACTCTATTGATGGTATTGAGTTGATTAGAAATATCCGCAAGGCTTTTGACTACTCTGGAACATCAACAAAGATTCTCGGTGCATCTCTCCGTGATGTGAGACAGGTGGAACAATCTGCACTCTTCGGTGCAGACGTTGTTACAATCCCGCCAGTGGTCTTCTGGGCAATGTATAAGAACATTATGACTGATAAGGGTCTAGAACTCTTCCAGAAGGACTGGGAAGAGGTATTGAGTTCTGTTAATAAGAAGTGAAAAATATTGTTATTTTTGGTGCAACGGGGGACTTGTGCCGCAGAAAACTTATTCCAGCTCTATATGAACTTCATAAGAAGAATCTATTACCACCTGAGTTTATCATTACTGGTGCGTCAAGAACGCAACACACTAAACAAAGTTGGTTACACACTCTTGGATCTTACCCAGAAGATTTTGTAAATCGTCTGAACTATGTTGTCTGTGACTTGTCTGATTCCGACAGTCTGAAACAATTGGAACCAGGAGAAGATGTAACATTCTTCCTCTCAGTTCCACCAGAAAGATATGGCGATGCGGTTCTCAGTTTGAAATCTACAGGATATGTGGAAGATGTTGAGACCAGTAGAGTCATCATTGAGAAACCTTTTGGATACAATCTTCAGTCCGCAGAGGAACTGCAAGAGATTGTTTCTTCCAACTTGAGAGAAAAACAAGTCTATCGTATTGACCACTATCTTGGTAAGGATACGGTCAATAATATCCTTGCAACAAGATTCAGTAACGTTCTTCTGGAACCTCTGTGGAATCGTGATTATGTGGAAGAGGTCCAGATTTTTGCAACTGAGACCATTGGTTGTGAGGGTCGTGCCCAATACTATGAGACTGCTGGTGCAGTCAGAGATATGTTGCAGAATCATATGTTGCAACTGCTTGCTCTGATTGCAATGGAGGCACCATGCAAGAATGATGCTAAAGAGATTCGTAGAGAGAAAGTCAAAGTTCTTTCTGCTGCACGATTGGGAACAAAACTAGTCTGTGGTCAGTATGCTGGATATAAGAATGAACAGGGAGTTGATTTTGATTCACAAACTCCCACTTTTGTTGCCGGTGATATTTACATAGATAATTGGAGATGGAAAGGAGTTCCTTTCTATTTTATGACTGGGAAAAAACTTCCTGTGGGTTGTGTTGAGGTTGTAATCAAACTGAGAGCACCTGCAGTGAATTTATTTGAGGGTCATGAAGGTAATGATCGCATTGTGATGAGGTTTCAACCAGATCCTCACTTTGATATTCAAATTGATATTAAATCCCCAGGTCTTCAGGATAAGGTTGAGAAGGCAATTTTGAAACATAATTATCCAGAAGGTGCGATTGATGGTTATGTGAAACTTTTTTATGATGCAATCAATAAAGATCAATCACACTTTGTTCATTCTGAAGAAGTTATTGAATCATGGAGAATTGTTGATGATCTTCTTTGTGTTGGGGATCAATGTCCAGTCAACACAAAACCCCATACATATCATTCAGGAACTTGGGGTCCACAACAACAAATAGAACACATTACTAAGTGGGACTATCCACTCAAACTGGTTTAGGAGGAGTTATGAGAGTAGGATTAATCGGACTAGGAAGAATGGGCGAAGGTATGTCTCGCCGCATGATGAAAGCAGGTATAGAAGTTTGGGGTTATCGGAGGAATTATGAAAAAGCAAACGAAGCCTACGAAAACGGATATGTTAATGGTATTACAACTTCTATACAAAGCCTTGCTCAAGTAGTTAAGTGTAAACATAGTGGTGTATCTGATGTATACGGTACAGGTATTTTTATGATGGTTGTACCAGCAGAAAACGTAGAGGAAACAATCAATGAGTTACTACGATATTGTGACGAAGGAGATATTATTATTGATCATGGCAATAGCAATTTTAAGGACAGTCGGAAGAGAGCAGAACGCCTGGCAAAACTTGGTGTCCAATATATTGATTGTGGCACTAGCGGTGGTGTTTATGGTCTGGATCGTGGATACTGTCTTATGGTTGGTGGCGGAAATACTGCGGTCTCCACTTGTTCGCGTATTTTTGATGCCCTTGCCCCAGGAATCAATGCTGCCCCAAGGACTCAATTTGACTCAGACATAACTTCCGCAGAACATGGATGGTTGCATTGTGGCGGTCCAGGTGCGGGACACTTTGTAAAGATGGTTCACAATGGTATTGAATATGGTATAATGCAGGCATATGCAGAAGGATTTAACATCATCAAGAACGCTAATGCAGGTGCTCAGTATGTTAGAGAAGGAGACGCAGAGGTTGCCCCGATGTCAGACCCAGAATCCTATTGCTATGATATTGATGTTGCTGAGGTTGCTGAGTTATGGCGCCGTGGTAGCGTGGTTGGGTCTTGGTTACTCGATCTTACTGCTGATGTGTTACGCGGCAATAGTGAGCTTAAACAGTTCTCTGGAGGGGTATCCGACAGTGGTGAGGGTCGTTGGACTGTTTCTGCCGCTGTGGACTTGGGGGTTCCCGCTCCTGTTATCACCACTGCGCTTTATGAAAGATTTAATTCACGCAATCTGGGTACTTTCGCAGCCAAAATTCTGAATGGTATGCGTTTTATGTTTGGTGGTCATCACGTAAGATAGGAGTTATCCAATGGAACGATTTAAAGAGTTTAGTGATTATGAATTACAACTTTTAGCGGATGCTATTTGGATGAGACAGAGACGATTTATTGCAGGAGATAGGAGGTTCAGAGAGTATGGAGTTATCTTGGATGAGATTGGTAAACGAATAGATTATGTACCAGGAATATTTGCATAAAATTAAACTATAATAGAAATGGAATCCCACACCAATTTGATTTTTAGATTCGTAGAGTTTGTACTAAATAATACCATAACACTTTTTATCATTGGTGTGGGCTTGACAATCGTTCCTGCACTGGGTATAATGTATGTACATTCACCAAAGGATGATAAGAGTAACGGGCATTAGCGCAGTTTGGTAGCGCGCCTGCTTTGGGAGCAGGATGTCGGGGGTTCAAATCCCTCATGCCCGACTTAATAAATACACAAAAAATGCAAGTTTACACTGTGGAAGAATTTCAAGAACGTTGGGAAGAAATGATTGCAAGAGTGGAAGGCGGAGAAAATATAGGGATAACTAATGGTAGAAATACTTGTGTAATGATTCCTGCGGATGATGAACTCATACGCATTTACACCGAGCATAACGAAGCCTCGTAAAATTATTTGCTCGATTAGCTATCTGGTGAAAGCGCCCGACTCATAATCGGATATAGGTGGGTTCGATCCCCTCATCGAGCATGGACACTTTCGCAAGTGTCACTCTTGACTTCTCCAAGTCTAACCCTTATAATAACAAGGTAAACAAATTCAAACAAATGTCACTCACTGCTAAATTCAAAAAAGATCTTCAAACTTTGAAGTCTGCTGCTAACGGAGAATCCTATCTTGATGTAAAGAATCCGAAACTTTTCAAGAAAGTCCGTAAGTTCTATGAATCTAATGGTGCAATGCATAATGATTGACGTACTTCCTAAAATTCTTCTTGAAAGAGAGGGATATAGGTTTGTTCAAAAGGGTATTATCGAACTTAATGGTATGCCCGATTATCGTATGCAAAAGAAAGACTTCTACACCAAACGTTGGAATGACATTTATCTTTTTGATAATGGCCTACAATGTTCTACTGCAATGGAGGATATTGAGTATGCGAAATGGTTAGATCCAGATCGTGTTCCATGTTATGTGAGAGACAATGATGAAGACACGGATGGTCTATAACAGCACTGGTCGGTGATGAATTCCCCTTATGTCTAAAACAAGTATCCTGAGATACATTGGCAACTTTCTCCTCTTACTTGGTTATCAAATCATGTTATGGGGAGATTTTAAAAACGGTTTGATTATAAAATTTATCGGGGGTTTACTCGGTATTCCTTTTGCTATCAAACTTAAACTTTGGGATGTGTTATTTTTAATCACATTCTTTGGTATTTCCGAGATATCAAAGTTAACCCAACTTTTCTTAGTTTCATAAAACTAAGTGGTGGAGTCAAAATGACCTCCTATGTCCTCGTCGGATTGGACATTAAATATGCCGACTGGTGTGGATGGGGAAACCCCGCCGAGTTTCTTGTTTTCTCGTAATCAAAACAAGTGGCGAGCCTGAGTTACACGGGAGGGGTATATTACCCCTCTTTTTTTGTAAATGCCATTATAATTACATACCTGGAATACACTAGACTTTCTTCTGCAGTTGGTATTAATGCAGTGTGATATAATCTGGGATCAAAAATAGTTAAAGAATTTTCTGTTCCATCTAAAATTAAAGACCCTTTTTTAGTTCTTACTAAGGTTCCATATTTTTTATTTGGATTTTGCAAATAAAATACACAACTAATTATTTGTTTCTCATGATGAGAGTGATAGTGGTTGTCTGTATATGATTGTGCATCTTCATCGAAATATAATGTATTTTTTATATCTACATCGGTGTAATGACCTACTTTGTTTATCCAACAAGACTCAAATTCTGCAGTAATATTTAAATAATTTTTACTGTAATGATTGACTTCGTTAGCTATTTTGTTGAATAAATTTTTCCAGCATTCTTTTTCTAAAATCTTTTCACTAAAGAAATTTTCTGCCATTATTGGAGGATGTAGTTCCTCTATTTTTCTATGAGTTTTTAAATATAATTCTGCTTCTTGTATGAGAGTTAATCGATCTATCTCTGAAATAGTCTCATAGGATTTGTAGAAATACTTTTCATCAAAATGAAATACTTTGTTCAAGGTATCTTGCAATTTCGCATCATAATTGGTATAATATATAGTATGAGATTATTATTTTTGATCAAAATATGAGTCAATATATCAAGAAGGCACTTGTTCTTGGTGCTGGTGGCTTTATCGGAAGTCATATGGTTCGCAGATTGCGTTCCGAAGGATACTGGGTTCGTGGCGTAGACCTAAAGTATCCAGAGTTTTCTGCACATGAAGCTAACGAATTTATTCGTGGAGATCTTCGTGATGTGGAATTTGTTCGTCGTGTCCTAGAATATAAAGGAGATAGAGGTAACTTTTATAACTCTGTTCCTCATCGTTACATCCAACCTTTTGATGAGATTTATCAGTTTGCTGCTGATATGGGTGGTGCTGGATTTGTTTTCACTGGTGAAAATGATGCAGACATCATGCACAACTCAGTTACTATCAATCTGAACGTTCTTGAGATGCAACGTCAGATGAATGAGAAGGTTGGAAAAAATACTACTAAGATTTTCTATTCTGGATCTGCGTGTATGTATCCAGAACACAATCAACTAGATCCAGATAATCCAGATTGCCGTGAAGAGTCCGCATACCCAGCTAATCCAGACTCCGAGTATGGTTGGGAAAAACTATTCTCGGAACGTCTCTACTTTGCCTATCATCGCAATTATGGTATTCCAGTTCGCGTTACTCGTTACCACAATATTTTCGGACCAGAAGGAACCTGGGAAGGTGGAAGAGAAAAAGCACCTGCAGCAATCTGCCGTAAAGTTGCCTACCTTCCAGAGAAAGGTGGAGCCATCGAGGTGTGGGGAGATGGCCTACAAACTCGTTCCTTCTTGTACATTGATGAATGCATCGAAGCATCCAGGAGATTGATGGATTCCGATTTTATTGGACCTGTGAATATTGGTTCAGAAGAAATGGTTACCATTAATCAACTTGTAGATACTGCTGCTAGGGTTTCGGGTAAGGATGTCCAGAAAATTCACATTGATGGTCCTCTGGGTGTTCGTGGACGTAATTCTAACAACGATGTAATCCGCAAAGAACTTGGTTGGGATTATCAACAAACTCTTGAAGAAGGTATTCGTAAGACATATAATTGGATTTCTGAACAAATTGCTAAAAAGAACAATGAAAATTGAAATTAATAAAGAACATGTAAATGCATTAGATGTCAGTCATCTCAGAGATATGTCTCTGAATCAAAATGACTGGCTACCTGCAGGACAAAGTGAGTATAGATTGTATGCTTACCTCTCTACATTTTTCAATAAAAGTACTATTCTGGACATTGGTACTCGCACTGGTGGGTCCGCTCTTGCACTTTCTTATAATCCAACTAACCAAGTCATTAGTTATGATCTGGTAGAACAAGGTGCAAGTTCAATCGAGAAAGATAACATCACATGGAAAATCATGGACTTCATGGAAGATGAAGAACTTGATTGGAACAACATTCCTATTGTCATGATTGATGTTGATCCTCATGATGGATCCCAAGAACGTGTCATGATGAATTGGCTTCGTGACAAGGGTTGGAAAGGAATTCTAATTCATGATGATATTGGTCCTGGTTGGCCTGATATTCAACTTATGTGGGATGAGATTCCCGAAGAAAAGTTTGATGTTACTGAGATTGCTCACATGAGTGGAACTGGTATTGTCAACTTTGGAAATGCACACGAAATTAGTATCGTCTGATGAAAATTACAGTACTTGGTTCCAGTGGGCAGATCGGCGCCTACTTAACAGAATACCTACGTAGTAAAGGTCACACTGTTCATGAATTTGATGTTGTCAATGGTGAACATCAAGACATGACTGTTATTCCTAATCCAGAACTTCATAGAGTAATTAAGGATACTGATTTTGTATTCTTCCTTGCATTTGATGTTGGTGGATCACGTTATTTAAAGAAGTATCAACATACTTTCCAGTTTATTGACAACAATGGCCGTCTTATGGTCAATGCATTTGGACTTCTGAAAAAGTATAATAAAAAGTTTATCTTTGCATCATCTCAGATGAGTAACATGAGTTATTCACCTTATGGTGTTCTTAAGAATGTCGGTGAACTCTATACCAAGTCATTGAATGGTTTGATTGTAAAGTTTTGGAACGTTTATGGAATTGAAAAAGATCACGAAAAATCCCATGTCATTACGGACTTCATCCGCAAAGGTTTTGAGACTGGTGTTATTGACATGCTTACTGATGGTCAGGAAGAACGAGAGTTTCTATATGCAGAAGACTGCTGCGAAGCACTTGAAACGATCATGGAAAACTATGATGACTTTACTTCTGAAGACAATCTTCATATCACCAGTTTCCACTCTACAAAGGTCGTTGATATTGCGAGCATGATTTGCGGCCAATTTAATTTGATTGGAAAGTATGATGTTAAGATTCAACCCTCTACTGAAAA